AACCTGTTAAAATTACAGATGCCAAGTCTGGTATTATTCGAAGACTTATTGATGTGAGGCCTAGTGGGCGTAAAGTTCCTAGTAAGCAATATCATGCTCTTATGAGTCAGATTGACTTTGAACTTGGTGGTATAGCTTATCACTGTCTACAAGTTTATAGAGAACTTGGTAAAAATTATTATGTTACATATCGCCCACTAGAAATGATGTATCAAACAGATGTGTTCTTTAATTTTGTAGAGTCAAACTATTACTTATTTAAAGAACAAAACGGTATTACTCTGTCGCAAGCTTATGATATTTATAAAAGTTATTGTGATGAAGCACTTGTTGATTATAAACTTGCTAAACATAAATTTAGGGAAGAGTTAAAATCATATTTTGAGACTTTTACCGAAATGGCAAGAGTGGATGGAAAACAAGTTCGGAGTTATTATAGTGGTTTTTTAGATAGTAAGTTTGTAACAAGAGCCCCAGTACCAGAAGAAAAACCATATTCTCTTGTTTTGGATAGTGATGAATCCTTATTGGATAAATTGCTAGCCGATTGCCCGGCACAATATACCACGGAGAAAGAAATTCCAGAAAAGAAATGGTCGGAAGTAATAACAAAGCTTTCGGATATTAATACTAAAGAACTACATTATCTTAGACCACCTTTAAATCATATTGTAATTGATTTTGATTTAAAAGATGATCAAGGTAAGAAGTCGATGGCATTAAATTTGGAAGCGGCTAGTAAATGGCCAAAAACATATGCCGAATTTAGTAAAAGCGGAGCAGGAATTCATCTACATTATATTTATGATGGAGATGTCCAAAAACTAAGTCGCGTTTATGCAGATGGTATAGAAATTAAAGTCTTTTCTGGCATGTCCTCTTTACGTAGAAAACTATCAAAATGCAACAATTCACCAGTTGCGACACTTTCGAGTGGATTACCATTGAAAGGAGATAAGATGATTAATTTTGATGCGGTTCAAAATGAGAAGCATATTCGTGCTCTGATTAGAAAGAACCTAAACAAAGAAAGTCATCCTGGCACCAAACCAAGTATTGACTTTATATTTAAAATTCTTGAAGATGCTTATAATTCAGGTATTCATTATGATGTAACCGATATGCGACCACAGATTCTTGCGTTTGCCAATAATTCGACAAACCAGTCGGAATATTGTCTAAAATTGGTTATGAAAATGAAATTTAAGTCTGAAAAAATAAGTAATTCACCAGAAACGTATAATAATGATGATTTGGTATTTTATGATGTTGAAGTATTTCCAAATCTTTTTGTTGTATGTTGGAAAACTGCTGGAAAAAATCCCGTAAAAATGATAAATCCTACCCCGACAGAAATTGAAGAGCTTTTAAAATTTAAATTGGTAGGATTTAACTGTCGTCGGTATGATAATCATATTATGTATGCCCGTTATATTGGATGGTCAAACGAACAACTTTTCAATCTTAGTCAAAAAATTATTAATGAGAGTCAAAATTCTTTGTTTGGTGAAGCCTATAATCTTTCTTATACGGATATTTATGATTTCTCATCCAAAAAGCAAAGTTTAAAAAAGTTTGAGATTGAGTTAGGTATTCATCATCAAGAGTTGGGTTTACCTTGGGATAAACCAGTTGCAGAGGAACTTTGGGAGAAAGTGGCAGATTATTGCTGTAATGATGTTATTGCCACAGAAGCCACCTTTGAGGCTCGAAAACAAGATTTTGTTGCTCGATTGATTCTTGCCGATCTTAGTGGTTTAACTCCAAACGACACAACCCAGATGCATACCGCTAGAATTATATTTGGACAAGATAAGAAACCACAAGAAAAATTTATATACACCGACCTTAGTGAGATGTTTCCCGGGTATGTTTATGAAAATGGCAAAAGTACATATCGTGGGGAAGAAACCGGAGAGGGCGGTTATGTGTATGCTGAACCTGGAATGTATACAAATGTAGCAATTTTAGACGTTGCGTCAATGCATCCAACCAGTCTTGTTCAAATGAAAATGTTTGGACCTTATACAGAAAACTTTAATGATTTGTTAAATGCTCGAATTGCCATTAAGCATAAAGATTATAATTTAGCAAAAACGATGCTGCATGGTATTTTAGAAAAGTATTTAACAACAGAAGAAGAATCTGAAGCACTATCCTATGCTCTTAAAATTGTTATTAATATTGTTTATGGTTTGACCTCGGCTAAATTTGACAATCCATTTAGAGATTCACGCAATCGCGATAATATTGTTGCTAAGCGTGGTGCCCTCTTTATGATTGATTTGAAGAATGCCGTCAAAGAACGAGGATTTCAAGTTGCCCATATTAAAACAGACTCCATTAAAATTCCAAATGCAACACCAGAAATTATTGGTTTTGTTTATGCTTTTGGAAAAAAGTATGGATATGAGTTTGAGCATGAAGCGACCTATGAAAAAATGTGTTTAGTAAATGATGCCGTTTATATTGCTAAATATGACGAACAAGGAGAAAGAACAAAAAAGGGCAAACATGCTAAAGAATGGACGGCAACAGGAACACAATTTGCTCAATCTTACGTTTTCAAAACTTTATTTTCAAAAGAGCCAATTGCTTTTGATGATCTGTATGAAGTGAAGGCTGTTGCCTCTGCTTTATATTTAGATTTAAATGAAAATCTTGCTCCAGAAGAGCATGATTATCACTTTATTGGAAAAGTTGGAGCTTTCTGCCCAATTCGTCCTGGAAAAGGTGGTGGCATTTTACTTCGAGAAAAAGATGGAAAATATTATGCGGCAACAGGAACAAAAGGCTTTAGATGGCTTGAAGCCGAGATGGTCAAAACTCTTCAAAAAGAGGAGGATATTGATTTGGAATATTACAACCAACTCGTGGATAGTGCAGTTAGTGATATTTCAAAATATGGTGATTTTGAGTGGTTTGTGTCCGAAGCAGACCACCCAATTCCAATTGAACACCCAATCGGTTTTAATGATCCTCCACCATGGTACGCCCCTTGCGGTTTAGATGTTGCTTGTAAAGAGTGTTCAAGCTTTATTCCAAATGGAGACTTACCACTTTGTAGTAAAGGTCATGATATTTTTGATAATACATCACTGTATAATATTGAAAGGAGCACAAAACAATGATTAAAAATAACATCACTATTGAAAATGCTCGGATTGGTTTTAGAAACTTCAGTGGAAAAGAGGGAAAATATAATCCAGCCGGGCGCAAAAACTTTTGTGTGTTTTTGGATAAAGAACTTGCAGATGTACTCCAAGCTGATGGTTGGAATGTTCGCTGGCTTCAGCCCAGAGACGATCAAGAAAGTGAACAAGGGTATCTTCAGGTTTCTGTTAGCTTTGATAATATTCCCCCCAAGATTGTTATGATTACCAGTCGTGGAAAAACTGTACTGGATAATGATACTGTTGGTGCTTTGGATTGGGCTGAAATTAAAGAAGTTGATTTGATTATTCGCCCATATAATTGGGTACTCCATGAAGGTACTCGAAACGAAAAACGCGGAGTCAAAGCTTATCTTAAAAACATGTATGTGACAATCAGCGAAGACGAATTTGAGAAAAAATATATAGATGTTCCCACAGAAGGATTGCTCGAAGAACCGGATGGCCGTTAATTTATATGAGCATCAAAAAGATGCAATAGGAAAGCTGCGATCCGGCTCCATCTTAGTTGGTGGGGTCGGGTCCGGCAAATCCAGAACAGCATTAGCTTATTACTATATAGTTGAGTGTGATGGTAAAATTAAAATTAATGATGTTGGTGGCTTTTCTCCAATGAAAAAACCAAAAGATTTATATATCATCACAACTGCAAGAAAAAGAGATTGTCTTGAGTGGGATCAAGAATGTAGTAATTTCTTGCTCTCAACAAATCCAAAATGTAATGGTAATCCTGTTCGAGTTGTTATTGATTCATGGAATAATATTCAAAAATATTCGCACATAAAAGAGGCCTTCTTTATTTTTGACGAACAGCGAGTAGTTGGAAGTGGCACTTGGGTTAAATCCTTTTTAAAAATTACAAAAAATAATAATTGGATTTTATTAAGTGCTACACCTGGGGATACATGGATGGATTATATTCCTGTTTTCATTGCCAATGGTTTTTATAAAAATCGGACAGAATTTATTCGTCGGCATGTTGTGTATAATTCTCGTTGTAAATTTCCAAAAGTTGAATATTATGTTGAAATCGGTCATTTAATAAAATTACGAAATGCAATCACAATTCAAATGCATTATCACAAACGAACAATAGCTCATGATAAAAACATTAATGTTTCTTTTGATCGGGAGGTGTTTACTTCTGCATTAGTAAAACGCTGGAATCCTTATGAACAAAAACCAATTAAGGATATTTCTGAATTGTGTTATGTTTTAAGAAAAATTGTGAATAGTGATCCTAGTCGTTTGGCGGCGGTTATTAATATATTAATGGAGCATCCAAAAATTATTGTGTTTTATAATTTTAATTATGAGAAAGATTTACTTTTAAAATTAGCCGAAGATATTCAGATTCCAATTGCGCAATGGAATGGTCATAAACATGAACAAATTCCAGAAACTGATAAATGGATTTATATTGTTCAGTATGCAGCTGGAGCTGAAGGATGGAATTGTATCGAAACAAATGTTATTGTCTTTTATTCTCAAAATTATTCTTATAAAGCAACAGTTCAGGCCGCTGGTCGAATTGATCGACTTAATACACCATTTCAAGATTTGTATTATTACTATTTAAGATCTGTTTCGCCAATCGATTTAGCTATTCAAAAAGCTTTGAAAAATAAAAGAAATTTTAATGAACATAAATTTTTATCTTTTTGACCCCCCTCGCATAAAAAACACGTTGTCTAATAGAAGGAGAGGAGAATCTCTCTTCTTTTTATTTTTTAAGAGGGAGGCCGCTAAGATGAAGGAAAGTCAATTTCAAGCACGACTTAAAGAAGAACTTCAAGATATCTTTCCTGGTTGTATTGTTTTAAAAAACGATGCAAATGATATACAAGGATTTCCAGATTTAACAATTTTATATAATAACAACTGGGCGGTCTTAGAATGCAAAAAAAGTTTAAAAGAGTGCTATCAGCCAAATCAAGAATATTATCTTGAACTTTGTGATAGTATGTCTTTTGCATCCATGATTTGTCCGGAAAATAAGGAGAATGTTTTGTATGAACTTCAACGTGCATTCCAGGCTCGAAGGCCAGCACGCATTTCTTAGTGCATCAAAATATCATTGGATAAATTATGATGAAGAAAAACTAATTTCTACTTTTACAAAATTTCAAGCGACACAAAGAGGAACTGAGCTTCATGCTTTAGCCGCCGAATTAATTCGACTTGGTGTCAAGTTACCAAATTCAAATAAAACTCTGAACCGTTATGTTAATGATGCTATCGGGTTCAAGATGATTACAGAACAAGTCCTCTATTATTCCGATAATTGTTTTGGAACTGCCGATACCATTGCATTTAGAAAAAATACTTTAAGAATTCATGATTTGAAAAGTGGAGAAACTCCAGCCTCTATCAAACAGCTAATGGTTTATAATGCGCTTTTTTGTTTAGAGTATAAAATTAAACCTTCTGAAATTGATACAGAACTTCGTTTATATCAATCAGATGACGTTATTGTACATACTCCGGAAGCGACAGACATTCTTTATATTATGGAAAAAATAATTGCCTTTGATAAAAGATTGGAAGAATTAAAAGCAGGAGGATAATCTAAATGAGTGACGAACTACAACATTATGGTATGCCGCGCCGCTCAGGAAGATATCCTTGGGGTTCTGGAAAAGATGGATATCAAAGAGCTATTACTTGGAGAAGCCACATTCAACAACTCAAAGACCAAGGAATGTCCGATGTTGAAATTGCCAATCATGAAGGAATTAAAACTACACAACTAAGAGCTCGGATGTCATTAACCAAAACGGAACAATGGAATACTGAACGAAACCAAGCACTCGCCCTGAAAGATAAAGGCTATTCAAACGTGGAAATTGGAAAAAGAATGGGAAAAAATGAATCGTCCATTCGAAATCTTTTAAATCCGGTTTTAGCTGAAAGAATGGCTATTGTTGAAACCACAGCCAAAATGCTTAAAGAAAATGTGGACAAACATCGATATATTGATATTGGAACCGGTGTTGAAAGTCAGATTGGCGTTAGTCGAACAAAATTAAACAATGCCGTTTCCCAATTAGCAGAGCAGGGCTATAAAGTTCACACGGTCAATGTTCCCCAAGTTGGGATGCCTGGACAGTTTACAGTTATGAAAGCTTTAGGTACACCTGATACTGAATGGAAAGAACTTGTTCGAGATACTAGTGTTATTAAAAATATTTCAAGTAAATCGGATGACTATGGTCGTTCGTACACTACAGATTTAGGTTTAAAACCAATTCAATTTGTGGATTCCAAACGAATTCAGGTTAAATATAAAGAAGATGGTGGCGAAGACAAAGATGGTGTGATTGAACTTCGTCGTGGTGTTTCCGATTTAGATCTTGGAAACGCGAAGTATGCGCAAGTTCGAATTGGTGTTGATGGTACGCATTATTTAAAAGGAATGGCTGTTTATGCTGATGATTTACCAAAAGGGATAGATATTAGATTTAATACTAATAAATCCGACACTGGTAATAAATTAGCAGCTATGAAAAAACTTAAAAAAGATCCGAATGATGATACAAAACTTGATCCGGATAATCCTTTTGGCTCAACAATTAAACGAGAAATTGATGAATTTGGAAATCTGGTGACGGCACAACGCGGAGCTTTAAATATAGTTAATGAAGAGGGTGACTGGAATCGTTGGTCAAAAACAATTTCATCTCAAGTTTTATCTAAGCAAACAGTTCCAGTTGCCAAAACCCAACTAAATTTAGCTCTTAGTCAAAAGAAAGAAGAATACGATGAGATTATGTCTTTGACAAATCCTGTCGTTAAGAAACAACTTCTTATGTCTTTTGGCGATGATTGTGATTCTTCGGCTGTTCACTTAAAAGCTGCAGGTATGCCAAGACAAGCTAATAAAATTATTTTACCATTAACAACCTTAAAACCAACAGAAGTTTACGCTCCTTCCTATGTTAATGGGGAAACAGTAGTTTTAATTAGGCATCCTCATGGAGGAAGGTTTGAGATTCCACAACTAAAAGTTAATAACAATTCAAAAGAAGGTAAAGATGTTCTTGGAAACAAACCTTTAGATGCAATTGGTATTAACCCCCAAGTTGCTAAGAAGCTTTCTGGGGCTGATTTTGATGGTGATACTGTTATAGTTATTCCTAATAATAAAGGTTTAATTAAAACGGCGGAAGCTTTAAAATCTCTAAAAGACTTTGATCCAAAAGAAAAGTATGGCCCATATGATGGTATGAGAACCATTGATGGTGGTACTTGGAACGCTGCAAAAAACGACGTTGACTTTGGTGGCAGAAAACCAAGATCCCAAACAAAACAAACTAAAATGGGCGAAGTTTCAAATCTCATTACAGACATGACTATTAAAGGTGCTGATTGGGATGAGGTTGCGAGAGCTGTTAAGCATTCGATGGTTGTTATTGATTCTGAGAAACATCATTTAGATTATAAGAGATCTTATGTGGAAAACGGAATAGCGAGTTTAAGCGAACGTTATCAGAATTCTAAACGCGGTGGTGCTTCAACATTAATTTCCAAAGCATCATCGGAAAAACGTGTTCCTGAAAGAGTACCTAGAAAAGCTCAGGATGGTGGGCCAATTGATCCGGCTACTGGAAAAAAAGTTTATACTAATACCGGAGCAACTTATGTTAATGGCAAAGGTAAGGTCATTACAAAAACAACCTCTACAACTAAAATGGCAGATGAACCGGATGCGAGAAAACTTTCTTCTGGTCGCCCTATTGAGGAAGTTTATGCTAGTTATGCCAATGAACTTAAGTCTTTAGGTAACCTCTCAAGAAAAAATGCTATGGCTATTATACCGAACCCTCGAAATTCTTCGGCTACAAAAGTTTATGCTTCTGAAGTTGCAAGCCTCGACCAAAAACTAATCCGGGCTAAGATGAATAAGCCCCAGGAAAGAGAAGCACAAATTTATGCTAATTCTGTTATCGCCCGTAAGAAACAAGCCAACCCCGATATGGATAAAGATGAGCTCAAGAAAGTGCGCAATCAAGCATTAGCAGAAGCTCGTGTTCGAACAGGCGCCAAAAAAGCGTTAGTTGATATAACCGATAAAGAGTGGGAGGCTATTCAAGCAGGGGCTATCTCTCCATCTAAGCTCTCAGAAATATTGCAAAACACTGATTTAGATAGAGTTAAAGCGCTTGCTACACCACGCACCAAGACCGGCCTTACTCCTGCTAAAACCGATAGAGCTAGAAGCATGTTGAGTGCCGGTTATACACTATCGGAAGTAGCAGAAGCACTTGGTGTCTCGACGTCCACACTGTCAAACATAGGAAAATGAAAGGATTGAGTGTAGATGATGCCTGAAGATGCAATGTTGACAACGATTGACAACCCATTCAATCCATTCACACAATACAACGAATGGTTGGCATGGGATGAACAGCATGGATACTATACTAATGAATACTTAGCACGAATTGTAAAAACTTCTGATGAATTATCTGAAGTTGATGAAGCTTTGGCCATTAATCAAGCAATTGATGAGATTGTAAAGCTTAATGTGTTAGGAATTTATAGAAAAGTTGTAGCCTAGGGGGGGGGGAGGGGGTATCG